ATATGGCGCGGGCGGCGGTCTTATTTACATCATCCCCCGTTTGTACGGGAGTTTGTCCGGAAGAGGATTCTGCTGCCGACGCTGACGCTCTAGCGCTGACCGCCGTCTCTGCGACTGTCGCAAATATGATTTCTCGTAGGCGTATTGTGCATCTCAGAGCATGAAGCGTGTTAACGTCATCTGGTGCAGAAAGCTCCTCAATCAGCATATTATGATAGGTCTGCAGACGGGTCTCGACGCTGATTGGAGTACGGGCCATCTGCATCGCTCGTAGACTTTTCCATGCATCAATAGAGCGTCCCTCTCCGGGTGTCGTCACCATACTTGGCATGCAAGGGAGCCCTGCAAAGTTGCTGTACATCGTCCCCATTGACTGGATAATATTGCCAATCACAGGCGGCGTCTGCATGTAGCTATCGGCCTTGGCATCCGACATCATGATCTCGATAGTAAGCTCCGCAGGCTCAATGATGGAGTGATCTGTCATCGTGACCCCCGTCTGCACAGGGTAGTTGGTCGGGCGAATGCGACTGATATGCTCGGTGCGCATGATTCCATCAAAATACATACCACCGATCGGCCATTTCGGCGTGCGGAACAAGAATTGCTCCATATCTTTGTAGCCTGTGAGAAAGTTGATGATCTCATAATGCCCTGTCATTTTTCCGATCTCTGTGCTGATCTTCATCCAGTCTGGTTTTTCCTTGCCGGAGACGAGATCGGAGAAATAGTTGATGCCGTCAATCGACAGCCCTTTCTTGATGCCCACCCCATCACCTCCTTAAATCATGACCGGAGCACCTGTCATTGCGCGGCTGCGCAGAATATGCGCCCCGCTCCTCTCGAGCGAGGACATGACCTCGCGACCAACGCTCCTACCGATTTCCGCGGCGCTCTGATTTGTCCCGTTGACCGTGACGCCGCCGACGTTGACCTGATAGACGACGCCACCACTCCCCTGCGG